CTCCAATAATATCTGTTATCACAGGCGATTACAATCTCTCCATACTCATTGCCAAACTTCTTTTTGTAAGAACGTATAGCATTTATAATCATATGCCTAAGTAATGGCACGTTTACTTCGATATCGTTTCTGCCTCTTGTCTCAGCCATAAAGGTAGAGATGGCGGTTTGGTTAAAGTCTACTAATATCATGTTACCCTAACCTTACCCACTCTAGGATTTAAGCCCATGTCTCTAAGTTCGTCCTCAGTTTCACCTTCCCATATTTTTTCTATATCAGGATAATAAACGTGCCTTTGTCTTTTAGGTGAACCGTCATCGTGAAATGCCATTGATATACAATTCCAAGTCATTTTGTTTTGCCTGTGTTCTCCCCAATAGCTATCAACCCAATCACCTGACCTTAAATACTGTTCCATATGTTTTATGTAACCTTGTATTGAGGCAGCTTTAGCAATAGAACCTTTTACATTGGCTCGTATTTCTTGCCTACAGGCTGATAGTTCTTCTTTCTGAGCTTTAATCCAATTTCTAACTTTCTCAAAGGCTAGCATATCATCTTCATCTTTTGCTAAGACTGAAGGATGTATATTCTTGTATTGTGGTGGGTTTTCTTTAGCTCTCTTTTCTCTAGCTTTTGCTAGTCTTTCGATTGCTGCCTGTTTTTGCTCCTCAGACATAGGTTTTCTTGGACGTCTAATCTTTTTCCTTTCATAGACACCGGGGTCTTGTTGATTTCGTTTTGCCATTTAAGGTCTCCTTTTAGTTTCATATACTATATAGTAACTTCGTGGAGGCCCGTTGTCAAGTTCTAGATGACCGTTTTTTTCTCATATCTAACGCCAACCATATGATATCTCGGAGTTTCACCGTAATTTACCGCAGTATGAAGCAAAGATGTATTGACTTCGTAAGCATGCCCGACTGGCATATGATGATATTTAATAGTTGTTTCAATTCCGTCCGATGGTCTGTCCTTAAGGTAACAAAAGAATGACCATGGGTTTGTTTGTATTGGTATATGTATTCGTTTATTAATAACAGGAAAGTTTACGTCTTTATGTGGGGCATCTGTATGTATTGGATAAGTTGTGTAAGGATTAATCTTTAGTAGACGCCATCTATAATACTGGTCAAACCGTTGTATAAGGTCTCCCATGTAGGTGCCCTCTAAACCTTTATTGAGTTGGTTAAAATGTATCTCAATATTTTTAGTCTCTAAGACTTTGTCATTATAGCGGGCACGATATTTTTCCCACATAACACTCTGGCCACTTACATGCCAATCATCCTCGCCCCCTAAACCAGTAAGCGATATGTGATTAAAATCTGCAAAATTATAAGCATCTAAGAAGTCAACTAAATCCTTTTGTATTCGAGGGATACTTATATCAGATGTTAGGACTTTAAATAGTTGTTTCATTATTTAATTATTAGACTGGTTATGAAAAGTAATACAAATATGGAACCTAAAAAGGCAAGTGCCAATAAGGATGCTGTTAATAATATGTTGGATGGAGTTGGATTAAACTTTTCTTCTTTACCAGACCCTATGAGTAATTTAGCAATATGAGTAAATCGCATTAGAATAATTTAGAGTTTAGCCAAAAGAAAAGCATCATCATGCTAATGCAACCTATTTGAACTAGGGCTGGAATAACTACGAACATTATCATAACATCAAAGTCTCCTTTCATAAAGAAGTCTTCTTCAAACCATTCTTGCTGTTGCTTCGGTGTGGCTTCTGTATATTTTTGTTTAGACAAGGTGTTGCTCCCTAGATTTTTTAGCAGTATGTTGTTCACCGCTTTTTGTTTTGTATGGTTGTGTTATACCTTTTGTTCCTACATCGCCCTTAATAATATTAATAAAGGCAAACGTATACAATGCTATAATAGTAGGTAAAATAACAAACATTAATATTACTCCGTCCATTTTGTTTTCTCTCTTATGTATTTCTTTTTAGGTGTATGGACTTTTGTTATTCCATGTTTAGGAGTAACCTTTCTGGCAATAGGACGTGCCAACTTTTCTTTTAGTTGTGCTAATGTCATACGCTTTGTTCCTTTTTTCGCCATTTTAAATTCTCTGCTACTTCCTCAAATGTTTTATCGTAAACTGTTATTTTTAAAATTAATCTTGGTTCATTTCCGTTCTGAACTGAATGTAAAACACCACTATTTATTAATCCTTGTTTGTAGTAATATTCAACATTGTCTATTGTAATGGGTGCAGGTTTATCTGTCAAGACAAAATTTAACGTAACGGTCGAACCATAATCTATATGCGGTGGAAGTAATATATTAGGCCCTTGCCAATAGAAACTTGTTTTTACCTTTTCAAAACCAAAGTCATTCACAATCTTCTCAATATAAGGTGATGTCCACCTGGCTATGTCCCACCCTTCTACTGCTTGATTATCATACCTATCATCTGTATATGTTTCTTTTATTGCACTAGCTTCCTCAGCATCCTGTAGAATTTGCTTTAGGTCAAGTGGGTAATCAGTATGTATTAAGTGTATCTTATCTTGCATACAGGAATAGGTTTCATTTTGTGTTTGTTTTTATTATGTAAGTCTTCATAAATTTGTATGACTTCTAATTCTCTAGGCGTGGAAGGTTTCTCACCTGCCATTGCTTTTTCTAACTCTTGATATGTAGCACCTATTTGTTCTTCATCGTTTCTTCTGTCGTCCCATAGTCCATCACTTGGTGGTGCCTTTTGTATGGTTTCAGGTATATCGCCAAATACTTCTTTTGCCATTATATAAACTTCTGTTTTTGTTAGGTCAGCAATAGGACTTATATCTACTCCGCCGTCTCCGTATTTTGTAAAAAACCCTACTCCAAAGTCTTCTACTTTGTTTCCTGTTCCTGCTACCAAGTAACCTAAGTCCTGTGCTACTTGATATAAAGCTGTCATTCTTATTCTTGACTTTGAATTAGCAAATGCTAACTCATTATCATGTTCATATAATTTGTTTTGAAATTCCATAAAGATACGAATAAGATTTATCTCTTTAAATGAGACATTGTCATATTTAGAGGTTAGGTCTTCAGCCAACGCGTAGGCTCTGTCTGCTTCGCTACCTTGATTCTTTATAGGTAAGTATAACAATTGAACAGGTTTATCTGTCATAGCCATTAGATTAGCTGTAAGAGCGGAGTCGATGCCTCCTGATATACCTACTACAAACCCCTTATGTCCTGATTCTTCTATATAATCTTTAGACCATCTTATAATTTGTTTTGCTACTTTACTAGGTTTAATTCTATCGTATTTTGTTTTCATCAAATTGTATACTCACTCCACATCCACAGGCTGATTGTTCCTTTGGATTAATAATTTTAAATTGTTCATTCAAACCTAACTGTTCCCAAGCAATAGTTGACCCCTCAATGTAAGGCTTAGACATTGGGTCAATAGCAAATTTTATTTTGCCGTAGTCTACAATATAATCTGAATCAGTAGACTCATCAAACTTAAAAATATACTCAAAGCCAGCACAGCCCCCACCAGTAACACCAACACGGATAACACTTCTGCCATCATCCTCCGATTTCTGTATTGCTTTAGCCAAAGCCTCATCTGTTACCTCTATCATTTATTCCTTTTTTTGTCTATTAACCAGGATAGGTCTCTATTTTTAATTGCTCTTTTAATATCACCATATTTTACTGATACCAAATCTTCATTTTGTGTTGTTACAAAGTCATCAGTTTTAGACATAACATTAGCTGCATCGTCAACTGCACTAGGTGGGTCTGGATATGAAAATCCTAATTCTTCTTCTTTCACTACTTCTACTGCATCATCTGAAAAATTAGTAAAACTTATTATTTCTCCCTTACGTTCTAACCATGCCTTATTGGCTGCTATGACCAATAGAATAGCAAGTGGGTCAAATACAAATATTAATAATAGAATAATAATTCTTACTGCTCGGTCCACACTTTCCTTTGTAGACTCTCCGTAAAATAATTCTGAGATATATTTAATAGGACCTAGTTCTGCATCTAAGTCTGCAATCTCTCTACGTAATGGTAAAAGTTCTAAGTTTAAGGCATCTATGTTTGCTACTGCCTCATCTATTTGTTCGTTTAATTCTAAACGTTCTTGTCGCTGTGTTCTGTTTACATAGTTTTTATCTTTGCCTAATGATGTAGCAAGAGTGTCATCTAAACCTGCTATTCTACTTTGAGCATTTCTTAGTTTACTTGTCTCTGCATCTAATCTAAACTCTATAACTTCTATGTTTAAGTCTTTATTTACACCCACGGACTCTTGGTCAATGTGGGCTCTTGATAAAAAGCCAAAGATACCTATTGATGTAATAAGAGAAAGAACTAATACTGCTGGCACAAAATACAGTTTCATCAATGCGCCTGTTGTTTCCCAATACCTATACAACCATGAGGCTGTTACAAGTTTAGCTATTTCTAATGCTATACCCATACTTAGAATAGACATGGCAGCTGCCGGGAATATTGTAATTAATCCGACAATAGAAAAATAGGCAGCAACTGAACTTACTGCTAATGCTGAAAATATTAATAATAGAATGAATGCCATATAACTATTTATGTCCTCGGAGACCACTTTATAGGCTCAAAGTCTGTTAATGGTTCCTTATTTAATCTGATATTTAACATAGAATTTAAACACTTAGGGTCTTTACGTTGTTGCCATTGCAATAAAAATTCCTGCATCTTAGCCCAACCTTTTCTATCGAACTCTGCTATTGTTTCTTTTTCGAGCTCACCCTCGTATTCTTTTACGTATTTAGAACTGCCATAATATTTTTCATATAATCTTTCTGGCTTTCCGGAATATCCTATATAATAATTTCCGTTGGGAAAATATGTGCAGTAAACTCTATGAACTTGAGGTTCCTTTTTCTTTTTCTTCCTTGCCATAATCACTTCCTATAATATCGTTATCACTCCACATTCTTTTAAATGCTTCATCTTTATTTATAGGTTTAATTTTAGGCTTATCCCCGAACTTCTTTTTGAGTCCTTTTGATTCTTTAGTCTTCTTCTTCATCTGCTAAATCAAAACTAAGTTCCTCGCTGTGTTCTAGTTCCTCACCGCAAAAGGCACAATGTTTTGGTATATAGTAATCAGTTAAATCTTCAAAGGTTATTGTATAAACAGCTTCACAATGTGTGCATTCTATTTTCCCTTCTTTTTCTATGCCCATATATCACCCCAATCTCCTGTAGTAGCACCTCTAGCATAATCGGTTGCTCTATTTTCAAAAAAGTTAGTATGAGTAGGAGCATTAATCATTTCCTCAACCCATAGTAACGGATTCTTTTTCACTTTAAATATACCCTTTAGGCCTAAACTAATAAGACGTCTATCGCAAATATATCTAATATATTTTTTAACATCCTCAGAAGTTAAATTTTCCATTGGTCCCATAGCAAATGCTAGGTCAATAAATTTATCTTCGAGCTCTACCATTTGTTCTGCAATAGTGTAGATGTCTCCCTTAGTTTTATCATTCCATATTTCTAAGTTTTCGTTGACATATTCTCTAAACAATTTAATCATAGACTCAGCATGCATTGTTTCGTCAACAATAGACCATGTAACAATTTGTCCCATACCTTTCATCTTGCCATGTCTTGGAAAGTTTAGTAGCATAATAAAGGAACTGAATAACTGCATTCCCTCAGTAAATGCTGAAAAGGCTGCTATGTTTGTAGCAATAGATGCCTTAGTCCCATTCTTACTGCTAAGGTCAAGAAAGTATTCATGTTTATCTTTCATCGCATCATACTCTAAAAACTCATTGTAGGTGCTCTCAGGCATTCCTAAAGTCTCTATGAGGTGAGAATAGGCTGCTACGTGTAGTGCCTCTCTAGCTGCAAATCCAGATAACATCATACGAATTTCTGGTTGTGGAAAATAAGGTAAATAGTTTTTTACATACCCTCCTGCAACATCTATATCTCCTTGTGTAAAGAATCTAAAAATATTTGTTAGGAACCCTTGTTCTGCTTTTGATATTTTATTGTTCCAATCCTTTACATCCTCAGCCATAGGAACTTCTGTATGAAGCCAATGTGATTGCTCGTGTTTTAACCAAGCATCATAAGCCCAGGCATAATTGAATGGTTTAAAATAATCTCGCTCATCCTGTAATTTTAATTTTGTATTCATTTTCTTTTATCCTTCGCATGCAATGCAATCATCATTATTAACGAGTGCGCTCATGTCTATTTCTTTAATTACTTCTCTTTCTATACGTTTAGAAACTTTATCTGCTTTTCCTAGTTTCTCTGAACGACAATAATATAATGTTTTTAATCCCGCTTTCCAAGCTTTAAAATGGACAGCATGAATGTATTTAATGTTTGCATCTGGTCTAAAAAATAAATTTAAACTTTGTGCTTGGTCTATGTATTGCTGTCTGTCGGCAGCGTGTTGAACTAACCAACGTTGGTCTATTTCCATAGATGTTTTAAATACATCTTTCTCATCATCTGTTAATATACCTAGATGCTGAACTGAACCATCATTAGCTATTATTGACGACCAAATTTCGTCATAATCCAATTTTTTGTTACCATCAACTTTGCTTTTAATAAGGTCATCCAAATATCTATTCTTATTGAGATACGCTCCACTAAGCGTGTCTTGTCTATAGGCATTAGCTCTATAAGGCTCAATACTAGGGCTAGTGTTTCCCATAATAATACTACTAGAAGCATTGGGAGCAATAGCCATGACGTGGCTAAATCTTTGACCTGTGCCTTTAGCGTCTGGCGCCTCTCCTCTTTCTTTTCCGAGTTCAATGTTTGCATCATTTAATTTACTCCTGATAAGTTTGAACATACGTTCGTTTGTTCCTTGGGCTATAATACCCTCCCATGGAATACCTTTTCTTTGTAGGTAAGCATGAAAACCTAAAGCCCCTACACCTATACTCCTTTCACGTTTTGCAGAATATATAGCTCTGCCTACAGTTTTAGGAGCATTTTTTATAAAAAACTCTAATACATTGTCTAACATTTCTGCCATGTCTTTTAGGAACATTGGGTCCTTAGACCATGCATCATAGTATTCTAAATTCACAGATGATAAACAACATACAGCTGTTCTATCCTTATTTGTCGGTAATATAATTTCAGAACATAAATTAGACTGATGTATTTTTAATCCTAATTTCTTTTGAAACTCAGGTAAATGTTTATTACTTGTATCAATAAAATGAATATACGGTTCACCTGTCTCCATTCTTAGTTCTAAAATCTTTTGCCATAATTTTTTAGCAGAAACTGTATCTTTAATTAATCCAGAGTTAGGGTCAATTAAATTCCAACCATCATCTGCATCTGGTTCTATCATACATCTTTCAATGATTTCCATGAACCTATCACTAATATTAATACCGTGATGTAAGTTTAATGCTCTCATGTTCGGATCGCCTGTTGGCTTTCTCATTTCCAAAAACATAAGAACATCTGGATGTGATATATCCAAGTAGGCAGCGTATGACCCACGTCTTGTTTTACCTTGTCTATATGCTAAAGAACTTGCATCATATGTTTTTAAATGTGGCATAACTCCTGTAGACTTAGCATCACTTGAACGTATACCAAAACCAATACCTACACCGCCACCTAACATACTTAACCAATTAGTTTCTGATAAATTTTCTACAAGTCCTTCTGATGTATCATTTATATAGTTTAAAAAACATGAGATGGGCATACCCCTTTTACTTTTACCATATGATAGTATGGGTGTAGAATAGGATAACCAATGTTTACTACTATATTCATATAGTCGTTGTGCGTGTTCTGGATTAGAACCAAATGCTTTACTTACATAAGCAAATCTTTGTTGAGGACTTGTTTCCTCATCTCGCATATAACTTTCTTTTAGTCTTTGTAACCCCAATTTGTCGAATAGATTATCTCTAGACAGATCGATTTTAATACCGTTGTATTCCTTCATAATTATTTAAATGTTTGTTTGTTTTTTAATGTATAAATCTGCCATTTCTTGACTCAAGAACATGCGTTCTTCAATAATGGCATTAGTTTCTGCATTGTAGGTTACTACACGAAAATGAGTTTGATTATTTTCAAAATGCACGGGCCACGAACCAAATCTTTTAGAGATTGTTGGGGCCGGAGTAGGAGCAGGTGTCGGGGAAGGAGTAGGCGCAGGTGTCGGGGCAGGTGTCGGCGCTGGAGTAGGAGCAGGTGTCGGGGCTGGAGCCTTTTTAGCAATAGCTTCGGCAGCTATTTGTTTACTCTGAGCATTTAATATGCTATTTACCATTTCTTTCTTTAGCATAGACATATCAAGCACAAGGCTAAAATCACCTTTTGCTAATGTTACTAGTTTTGCTTTTGTATTTTTATTTAAATCTTTTTCACTAATCATTTAACATTTTCTCCATGCTGATAGTTTCATTTTTGCCGTTAAATTTATAAAAGTATTGACTTCAATTATGTTTTGTATTTCACCAATATCCATACCAGATAATACCATATCGTTAATGTCTTTACCTTCTATAGACTCAGGCCAAATACATATTCCATAACCTAAATCAATGTATTTTTCCATTAATTTAACTATTTCTTTATTCTTCGGTTGATTGTCAAAAACAATCGTAACATTACCCTTAGGTAGTTGTAGATGCTCTATTTTGTTAAAACTAGTTCCAGCACAGGCTATGGCATTAGTTAAAAATAGACTGTCCAGAGGCCCTTCTACTACAGTCATAGGGCTATTTGTGTCTATTGTGTCTAAACCAAATACTGTAGGGGCATCTTCATCTATTTTTAATTGTATGTAGCGAAGTGCTTCATCTCTCATACCTCTAAGAGACAACCCAGTTAGTTCTTTATCCTTATTATAAAAGGGTATAACCAATCTAGGTTCATTGGTAAGAATGCTATTTCTGTATTTATTATTTAATAAAACAGCATCCTTAATATCATTTATAAAAAATAATCTGTTGAACCTATCTTCAGGTATTTTCCTAGATTTAGCATACATAACTGCTTCATTATCTGCAGGCAACATATCTAAACGGACACAAATATCTTCTAACTTGTTATCTGTTTTAGTTTTAAATTGAGGTTTAAAATCAGGTAAAGCGTCTTTTACAGTCTTTTTATTACGTGTATCTGAATAGCCTGAACTATTTGCATACCTTTCCAATGCGTATTCTTTATATAGTAAGCTATCCATATCTTTTAGCATACTTCCAAAATGAGCGCCATGCGAACAGTTATGACATTTATACATCATTGAGTTTTCTTTCTTATAAAAGTAACCTCGCATTTTACGTTTGTTCTTTTGCGAGTCACCACAGACAGGACAACGCACATTAAATGTGTAATCATCCTTTCTTTTGAAAATCTCAAAACGATGTGAAATCATCTGAAGGTATTTAACGTCGATATATAGACTCATACCAAGCATTATATAGGGTTTAGATTATTTTGTCAAGACATTAAGGACATCAAAAAGTCCATATTTCCGAATAATACTCCGAGAATTGAAGCCGCCCCTAAAATAAACCATTGTCTTTTTTCTAGGTCAGCCATTTTTTGCTCTAGTTTCCAACGAGCCTCATCTTGTTTTAAATCCTTTTGTTCAATATGAACTTTTAAATCACCAATAGCATTCATAATTTTATCAACCTGGGCATGAGCTTCTTTCTGAGCCTCACGCTGTCCGGTTGTTATCCTACTATGCAACTCCTTCATGTCTTCGTTTAACTCCAAACGTCTTTTTTCTACTAAATGAAATAAATCTTCCGTATCTTGTTCCGTTTGGGCAATCTTCTGCTCATGAACGGCTAACATTTTATTAATGCAATTAGAAACATCTGATATTTTTTCAATAGCAGAATCAAGTTTAGAGAAGACTTCTCTAGTAGAAGTAATTTCTTTCTCTAATAAAGCAACTTGTGTTTCTAATTCCTTAGCCATGATGTTTTATTTTTTAACTGTGGGTTTGCGACCTCTTCGCTTTTTACCTGTAGCTGCAGATGCTACTTGTTTGGCTTGTTTGCCAACATTTTTAACTGCTTTACCGACATCGTCGATTTCTTTTTTAACTGCCTTTGCTCTTTTTACAGTTGCTTTTTTAACAGCTTTTCCTGCATCAACAGCATCCTTTTGGTCAACCTTTCCGTCTTTATTAAAGTCAAAAAAGGCTTTTAATTTTTCCAATAAACTTTGTAACATAATATGCCTCCAATAGTATAGTTTATTAATTACGTAATGATTATTTATGTAATTTCAGTATTAGGTTTAGGTTCCATCTCACCTTTTCCTAAAATAAAATTTGTTGGCGGTTGCCAGCTTCCTTTGTATTTATATTGATTTGGATATGGGTTATAAGGTTTGACATCTTCCATAGTAATTACTTCACGTGGATATTTTTCATATATCTTTTGTATATAATTATGCCCATCTAATAACCTTCTATACCCATTTAATAAAGCTACATCAGTCATTTCCTTTGTGTAATTATCCCTAGTAGCATCAAAAGGAGTCATGTCCTTATCTCCGGCTAACCATGCTTCTGGGTTTGCAAATGCTTTACCTACTGACTGTTCTCTAGCTACTGTATAACTTACAACTTGTTCTAATGTATTTCTTCTATGTGAATATATTATTTTATCTGAAAACTTACAAAATTTAAGACATATATCAATTATTTCATTTGAGTTTAAAAGAAAGCCTCTTTCCAATTGTGTAGGATGTAATTTAGCAATAACATTTTTACCATAGGCAAATGTGTTGAACTTTTCTTCTATTATTTTGTCTGCGTCTTGAGCTCTAAAATCACTAAAAAGCTCACCCATGCTTCCGAGATTATATTCTTCTTTTAATTTGTTAAGGAGTGTCCAACTTCCTGTGCGAAAGTTGCCTACTATTAGGATTTTCATAATTTATTTAGAGTTACGTCTTATGACTGTTCCCCCTTTCTTTTGTATTTCTTTTTGTTTCTTTTTAGATACACCGGGCTCGCCTTGAGGGCCAACACCTAATCCGGCAATGGCACCACCACCTACACCCATCATTTCATCTAGGTCCTGTATGTAATTTTTAAATGATATTAGATTGTGATTTTCTAATAGTCTTGCTTGCTCTTGAACTTTAGGGTCTGTTTCAAATAATTCGATTAACGTTTCAATTGGTGTTTCCTCATCTATCTCTTTATATTCTCTTAAAATAGAGAGTGCAGCTGCGAAAGTTAAAAGTCTTTTAGCGTTCATATCGCTAGACCTTGTTAATGCTTTTTGTATTTTAAATACGAAACGTTGAAGTAAGCTGTATGCTTCTAACTCTTGATTTGTTTGTGGTTCTTTTATTTTCTTGGCGTCTTTATCTACTAGGCCCAATTTATAGGCATCTGATTGAACAATCGGCGTGGAAAGTAATCGCAATATGCGATATACTACTACGGAGTCTACAAATCTTGACATTTAAATTTCCCTAAGTTTATCCAATACCTTTCCATCTAATGGAATGTTAAAAAATTCCGACTTTGTTGGCTTTGCTATCTCATCCAACGGCACCCTTTTCAAATAAACTAAAAAGGACTTTAATATTGCCCAATACTTTTCCTCAATTTGATAGAAAAGTAAACGTGTCGCAGAGTTCCCGAACACATTATATAGCACTACTAGATGGTTAAGTATTAGCCTTTCGCTTAATACACCGTTTTTCGCATATCTGCCAAACAATCTTTTTAGATACTTAAACCGTTTTAAGTCTTGTTCTAAATCATCCATGCCTTCGCATTCTGGATTGTTATAATTCTTTATAGCATATATGAGAAAGTTATTCTCATTTATTTCAATCATACATTATTTAGTTAGTAACAGTAGCAGTTCCTCCAATCATAAACCACTTACCGTTGGCACATAGTAAAGTAGCAGTGTGACCTGCCTCCGTAAATCTAATAAGGTCGTGCTGAACATCAGAGTCATCTAAGTCTACTGTATATCCACCTGTATTACTTGTCATAATAATAATTTTAATTTGACCTTCAGTTCCTGTTCCAATACTCAAAGTCCCGCCTGATGATAGGTTATTAAGATAAGTAACGTTAGTTGTTATACTAACAGAACCCAATGAAGTCATTGTATCTACATCGCCTATTGTAACTTTATCTGTAAAAGCTACAGGGGTAGGAACCGTAGCTAAAAGATTAGCAAAAGTTATTTTACTACTTGCACCATCTTTAACTAAATAGAGAGTATCAGAAGCAGCTGCTCCCGATACACTCGTTAGTTCACTTAATTTTTGATCAGCCATTGTTAATTACTAATTAACTGTCTGGGAATTCAGCGTCGTCATCTGCTCCACCAGCTGCCTCATATTCAGCATCTGTTGAAGGTTGTGCCATAGCTACTAGAGTTTCGTAAAGTTTTCTAGAACCTACAGTTTTAACGTGGACCCAACCAGGTTGTGCAATCCCATTAGTAGCTGCGACTTCGGCCTCGTCTACCATGTAGATATCAGCTGCATCGTAACCAGTTACGACAGGCTTCTGAGTTGTTTTATTCCATGCGGACATTTTTTTCTCCTATTTTATTTTTATTTATACTATAAATTGTTAAGTTGTTTTCTTAATTACAGGTTTAGTTTTAGGTTTCATACCTGGAAGTTCCGGTTGAACAGGTTTCTTTTGCCCCATTCCAGGAAGTTCTGGTTGATATGCCTCATTGTCAGCTTTATGTGATTTATCTACATTTTTGAAAAACTCTTTGGTTTCTGCATCTGACATTTTACCTAAATCTTTGCCCTTAAGCATTTTCTTAAATTTGTCTTTGTAAGACTCCGGCATATTATCGCCTTTCATCTTTTTAAGTTTGTCCATTGACTTAGAAAGTTCTTTATTACCTTTCTTTAATGTGTCTTTTAATTCAGGACTAATAGCCTTTGGTCTAGATACTTTATATTTAATATCCATTTCAGATAGACTTTTAAGAACATTTGAATATTCTGTTTCGTTCTTTAAGTTAGGCATCTTTTTTCTCATATGAGGTTGTTGCCTAATTGCCTCAGGTTGTCCGAAGTCTTTAGATGAAAGTTGCTTCTTAACTTTAGCTCCCTTCTTCTTAATTTTCATTCGCTGACCTTTGTCTACTACTTGTTGTTCTATTACTTCAAGCGTTTTTGATATTAATGTGTTTTCCACTTGGGTCTCCTCTTTTTTGTCTTTTGCATCAAGTTTGGCTGCTATTGCCATTTCTCGTTTTTTGTCCTTAGATTTACCTTTAAATTGAGGTGCATCTGAATCCTGAAAATCTTTAATTACTTCTCCCATGTCGGCTTTTTTAATATCTATACCTTCTTCCATATCCTTTTTCTTTTTGCCGTGTGTTTTACATGGTGTTTCTCCACACCCACAATTCTTTTTCTCTTCCTCGACTTCTTTAGTCTCGGGGTCATCGTGCGTATAGCCTTTCTTCTTTAACTTATCATGGTCTTTTTTATCTTTTGCCATTTTAACTTTATCATCTTTGAACATTTTATGAGGTTTTACTTCCTCCATTAATTCGCTTAATGGAATTTCAGTAGTTTCTATCTCTAACTCATCTGCTTCCTCAGTTTGATACCGTGTTTTTTGTGTATGCATTCTAGTTCTTTGAAAAACTGTATCATCACCTGTTACCATAGCCATCATCTTTTGCATGACATTATTAACAGCGGCTCTTTCAGTTGGATTTAATGTTTGTCCACTTTGAAGTTTTTGTAATCCTCGATGTATCATAGGTAAAGACGCTGTCGGTGCCATTCCTTGTCTTACAAGTTGGTCCAAGCGTTTCATGTCTGGAGACATTTCTCCTAACATTATTCTTTTAATTGAATCTATTTCTGACATATTATTTACTTAATTGTTTGTATAAGAGTATTTATAACTCTAAACCACTCTATTTAACAATTTTCCATAATTCTCTGAATAAACAGAAACGTTCCTCGCCCTTATCTGTTTTATAAACAAATTGTGATGATAATATTTCTATTACTTCACCTTGAAATGCTCCGTTCAAACGACAAAAATGTTCTATTTTGTCTCCTACTTCTGGTCTTTTCATATTTGTCCGTTTACTCTTAGCCCTGTTAATTTTTCATAGTAGCCATTCTTTATTATTAGTTTTGTTGCTAATACTAGTGGGTGAAATATACTATACGGGCATTCATTATGTATACGTAATTTCACCTGATGCATATGAACACCGAATCCCATGTTATCCGATGCTTCTTTTACAACTTCATCTAATGGTAGTTCTGGTTTATAAGGTGTAAAAAGTTTTTTCCTATCAAACTTTCCTATTTCTTCTAAATGACTTAATCCCATATATTGTTTTACATCCTTAGGGTCTAAGTTACATATCTCTTCTTTTAATCTATTGTATATACGATATGCTTCTTGTTTTCTTTCTTCATTAGGCAGTTCACAATCATGATTATGATACCATGTTTCAGTTTTAAGACTATAAACTCCTATTCTAGTAGCATGAACAAAGGCATCTTTAGGAACTACCGAATACTCAAGACGTAAGCCTCTAAACATAATAGTTTCTCTGAGGTTTGGTAAATGGGGTAAAGGCCGTTCAGCCAAAAAGGCTATATCTAAATCTGAATGTTCGTGATAGTAATAAGTAGAACGTGAACCTGAAATAACAACGTCTGGAAAGTTATTGTAACAACCTGGTTGTATTTCCTCAAAAAGAGATAAAAGTTCTTCCTTTACGTCAGGTTTTAAAGTGTTATTTTCAAATAGTATAGGGTCTAAGTGTTCCTGCTTTTGAACAATATCATCTATTAACAGTTCCATCTACGTCTGGCAGCTTTGCCCCTTTCACCTGTCCATGATTTACTTCTAGCACAAAATGACTTACGTCTTTTGGCTGCTTTACTACCTTTCTTTAATTTACTTGGCGGTGTTGTTACAGCTGTTTGTAACTTACTGCCTGGATTAGCTCTTCTATGGGCTGCTACACCTTTAGCTGTAAGTCCAGCACCATCTTCTGTAGGTCTTTTATGCCCTTTAGCATCGTCGCCTGTTTTATTAGGTTTATCGTCCTCATTCAGTTTTTTATTGAATGCCTTGAATCCTAATCTTTTACCTACATTGGCTAAACCCTTTGTTCTTTTCTTAACATTCTCAGGTGAAGAATCCTTTTTCATTGATTGTTGTGCAGCCTGTGAATAGTTTGCCATAGTATTAGTGCTTACTTCTTTTATTGGAACACAATTATCTACAGTTTTGCCACCTTTTTTCTTAGTGCCCATACGCTTATAGCCTTTCCAGCATACTTTGCCGTCAACACCTTTTTGTTTTTCTTCTTTTCTAAAGGTGTCCGCAGTTGCTCCTATTTTAGCATGAGGTTGCATAGAAGTTTTGCCTGTTGTTTTATTCTTCTGTGGAGTTTTAAAAAATAGATGTTTCTTTAAAGGTTTTCCTGCACCATCCTTAGGAAATATGCCTTTACCTGCCATATCTGTTCTTTGTTTAACTCCTAATTGATTTTCAATTACGTATTCTAGAAATGTTTTCATTTTCTTTTCCCTACTGCTTTAGCCTTCTTAGTCAATTTTGGTCTAAGAGTTGGCTTGTTTTTAATTTTAAATTTCTTAGCTTTATATTTGGAAGCTGAACCGCCTTTTGAAACTCTGAATTTCTTAGCTTTCTGAGACTTCATTGAACCTCTACGTTTTAGACGCTCTACCTCTTTCTTCCTAATTTGTGGTAACATACGAACAGCAATTCTACTTACAATCGGCTCAAAACGTTTAATAAGTTTTTCTAAACGTTGTTTCTCTGATGGTGGGAGATTAGTTTTATCTCTTCCACGTAAGAGCCTTTTATACATAAAGTTTCTTGCTGACCTAGTTGACCTAAGTTTAATTCTATCTGGAGAACTTGACCTTCTTAATGCCCTTGCCCTCGCAACTTTTAATTTTTGTCTATTACGTCTAGCTGCGAACCTTCTTTTAATACGTCCTTGAATAGTTAGAACTTCTGTAATGTTTAAGTCGTCATAGATATCTACATCGCCATCATTATCCTCATCTTCATCATAGAAGTCTTCGTCTGAATAACCTCCCAATGTTAAAAAGTCTTCCAAATCCATTGAATCAACTTCTTTTTCCATTTCGAGAATGTCTTGTTCTGTAAAGCCATGCTCTTCTACTTGACTAATGTAATCTAATAGTTCCTTATTTAATCCTTCTATTAAATCTTCATCGTGGTTAACATCGTCAACCCAAGCAACCTTTTTGGCTCTTAATGCTTGTTTTAATCCATGAGACATATTTCTATTCATTTTGGCATGAAAAGCTTGTGTTTTATTTAGGGGTGTTTTAGGATTGTATTTACGACCAGCAACTTTAACCTTTTGTCTAACAACTTTGCTTGGGTTTGCTAAACTTTTTATTGTGTCCTTAATTGCTCCTGCGACATCTTCTTCTACTGGAACTTTTACTGGTTCAGGTTTTTGATTAAACTTAGAACTTTGACCCGGAGTAAGTTTTTTATAATACTCCGTTCCTTTTGCGGTGCCCCATTCATGCCCGCCCGGCTTAGCGTTGTATTGAGCGTCCTCGACAACGTTCTCGCCCCCACCCCTATTCGTGTTATCCTGTATATCTATCTTTTTAAAAGTTTTGTTTTTCTCTTTATCCTTTCTCAATTTTTTCTGATTGGTAGATAAATTCTTTTTTATCTTTGGTAAAGTTAGTCCTTTTAGTGTGTCTAATTCTTCATTCTTTTTAGACATTCTATCAAATATACCACCTGGAGTGGGTTTTAAGGGATTTTGGCTGGCTCTCTTTTTATGGTCGGCAGCGTATGCATCAGCCCCTTTTTGTAAATTCTTTTTAGCTGTGGCAACACGACTACGGATTTTATCCATAAATGTTTGCTCTTTTATTGAGTCTTTAAATGATTGTAGTCGTTTACTCATACGACTATTTATAAGACTAAACTAGTTCAAAATGCGGTGCATCAATAAATGGTCTTCTTCCTTCTTTTCTACGCCAATCGACATAGGCATTCATAGCCTCTTCCATTGTGCCTTCCCATTTAGTAATATCTGCTACTGTCCAAGCTGCTCCCCATCTAATAGGAGTATTTAATTCTATAGCTGCCTGTTTCATAGCATCAGCAATATCATCATAAAGTTTAATTTCCCAACTAACTCTAGAGCCCACATAGGCAGCTAAATCTACAGCGTCACCTGTTAAATGTTTGGACTTCATAGTTTTACTTGCACCTCTAGCTACAAGTGCTTCTTGTTCTTCTATTGTTCTTAGTCCTTGAGTTACTCCGAAATCAACTTCTGTAATTTCTATTGCTCTTTCTACAACTGCACGTAATTCAGGCTTGATGCCTTCTAATCTTTCTTTGCTTATGTTACTTAATTTAAACATTTTCTAACCTCGTTAAATAAATTTTCTGATAATGCGTAATCGCTAGGTAAAGCTTTCTTAAAACTTTCGAGGTCATTGTTAATAGCATACTCTCGCATTTGTGTTGCGGATATACCTTCAACGCTATCACCGTCTGGGTCTCTTTGACCTGCGGATACAACCTCTACATTTTTAAATGTAAAGTCTTTACCATTGTATTTATTAAGAACCGAGGCGTAAGTTTCTACACGGTCGCTTCCTGCAACAAATACAACATTATCATACTCTTTATCTAACAAAGCTAGTTGATTGACAAAAGTAGGATTTGTTTTATCTGAACATCTAAAGTTTGTTTCTGGGAACAAGTTATTTAAATGTTCTACTTTTACGTCTTGTGGTAACGGATTCTTTTTGTTGTCCTGTGTATGGGATGCAACAATTACATGGTCAGCATTATTACTTTGTGCGACGTCTTTAATTTTGCTAATCAATTTAGCATGCCCCTTAGTTGGTGGGTTAAATCTGCCATATGTAAATACTACTGTTTTTGCCATTGTTTTTCTCCGTTAAAGTTATTATAACTAAATTCATATCTATTTACAAGTTTTATAGGACCACTTTTACTGATTGCCACATAGCCCTCAGGATTAGTTCTTTGTTCACCTATAAAACAAGCCACGTCATGATTTTTGTTAAGTTTGTTTATTACTTTGTTTTTAGCCGTTGTAATAGCTTTCTGAAACTCTACGACACTCTGTATAGTGTTTACTTCTGCCTGTAGTGCCTTAACTACCTGGTCTCTTTGTTCAGTTAGCTGTGTGCGTGCTTTGACTGTCTTAAGTTTATCTATTTCAATATTATATCTGTTTTTAACATATGTAATATAACTTTTAGCATGTCTTTTAGATGACGGTAATTTTTTGCCATCCATTACGAACTTGTTATTAAATGTTTTTAACTTTGCACCTATAAGTTTACTAGGAAAACTATTTTGTATATTAAGGAATTTAGTAAGTTTAGTTGGTATATTGATATTGTTTGTGTCTACACTAACGAAGCCACCTTTGTAGTTTGCATCTCGTTGCCATACATTTTTAGTTTGTTTTAAGGAATCAATACTAAAGTCAAAGGATGCTGTCATAGTTTCTAATGACTTACCTGTGTATTGTGTATGCCAAACAACTCCTATGTTTTTATCTCTGACTTCAACTTCTTGTAATCTGTAAGTAATCGTATTAGGTTGAAATGTAACATAAGCACTATTTATTCTTTTAATATCATTTTTAGTAAACATGATATCACCTTGTATAACACCCTTGATGTCTAACTTTTTAAATTCTTTAAGTGCGACCATAAATTTATCTTTAAGGTCATTAGGCAAGTCCGCCTTTTTAATTTGACCAGGGGTCTTATATAATATAGGAGTTTTATTAAAGACGGACTTTTTAGCAACAAAGAACTTACCATCACTTGGGTCTGTGCCTGCAAAGACAGCTGGGGAGCCGTCATATTTTACAGTAGGAACAAAACCTTTGTTCAACAGTTCAACACTATCTTTAGCACCCTGTGTGCCGAAGTTTAAAACTGTATCTTCTAAGTGTTCTAAGTGTAAGTTCTTATTCATACACTTATTATAAGTTCGTTATTTCAAAAAGTCAAGCACTTTTCTTGCTATTATTTTGTGTCCTGTTTCGTTAGGATGATTATCCCCAGGAATAAAGTTTGGATGTGGTATTTCTTTAAATTGGTTAATTTTAAATCCTTGCTCAACCAATCCAGAACTTAAATTGAATTTATTATCTGTTAGCATTTCTGTAAGACTTTGCTCTTTATTTAATGTATGTCGTAGTATAATATCTTCCGCCCAATCCCACAAGTGCAAAGAACCAAAGTTTCTCATAAGAACAACTTTCATGCCCCTTTGTATAGCTTTATTTACAATCGTCATACCGAATAAATTATGGTGATAAGTAAACCACTCTACAGTTTTATCCTCTAAGAATTCGTCATACTTCGTCATACCTTCAAACAATGAAGTGCATTGAGTTTTGCTTTTAATATCATACCATCTAACATCAGGAGGGGTAACGACAATTAGAGTGTCGCCAACTGAAAAGGAGTTAGAATGTTTTAGAACATCAAATGTAATATGTCCTAATGAGGAGGCAGCTTTACCATAGTTGGCTACTCTTTCACCTGTAAATTCTTGAATCCAGTTACTAAAATTCTTTTCGTTTTTCTTTAGGCCATATCCTTCAGCCCAACTATCACCAAAGACCCAGAACATTAATAGCTTCCGCCATCTAAATCCTCTTCTTCTAAATTTACAAAAGCACCCTCTTCTTTAAGGCCTTTAATAAATGCATCTGTGTCTTTTTCAAATTGTTCTATCATAAGATGTTTAGCCTGTTTCATATCATATGAAAACCCTAGCTGTTTAGCTGCCTGAACAAGTTTAGCTTTAGGCATCTTATGTAATTCTTCACCTGTCGGTATTGTAACTTCTTCAATAGGAACTGCTGATGTAACTTTTTCTAATACTGAAGGTTTTTGTTTCTTTACTGGTTTCTTCTTTTTAGCCTGGGCAAGTTCTCGTTTAAGATGTTTAATCTCAATTTCTTTTTCCATAATTTCTTTATGTGCTTCATCGAGTCTTCTATTTTGTTCTACTTCCAATTCATTGTAGATTGTAAGAGCAGACGATAAGCTAGACCTATCTTGCATAAGGCCTGAAATTTCGTCTCTTAAAACATCTACTAACTTTTCTAAGTAAAGTCTTTCTGTTCCTGTTGGTATTTTTATATTCATATTTTTCCTTATGTTGTATGGTGCTGGATGCCGGATTCGAACTGGCCACCTGAGGTTTACAAAACCCCTGCTCTACCTAATGAGCTAATCCAGCGTTTGTTTATTTATAGTCGTTTACTCGTGGTAATATCTTTGGATAAACCAAAATATAAATCAATTGTTGTAAGTGGTCCCCTTAGTTTTCATTATATAATATTTGTTCTCAGTTAAATATATCTTTTCTAAATTTGTATAGTATCCAACCTATTCCTACTGTATTCCAAATTAAAAATACTAAGAAAGCCCATCCCAGAGCTTCTAAAATCATTAGTCTTCCATTCCAAGGCGCTTCTTTGTTTTTTCTATCGCCGTTCTAGTTCTAACCGTTGTAGGGTCTTTGCGCCCATAATCCTGCGCTAGTTTAGAACCAGGTGCCTTATCAGCAATCTTTTGTAATACATCTTTAAACCCTGCAGGTGCCTTAGTCCTATCACCTGTGCCACCTATTAAACTCGGTGCAGATATCTGCTGTTTTAGATTTGGGTTGTCCTTCAAAAATTGTTCACGTTCGGCAAGTTTTATCAGTTTATCAAAAACTTCTCCTGTTTCAATGTTTTCAAATGTATATAGTGGCATAGTTACTCTATTTATAATATTTATAATGGTCGCTTAGGCATATAAGATATCTTTAATTAATATTTTATTTTTGTCCATTTGTTCGTGAGGTTCATCAACACCTGTGTTAAAGCCATAACACGTTTTACACGCTTCCAATGCTGTAGTTTGTTCCAACAGTTTAGTTAATTGTTCCTCTGCATCAGCGTCGTGTATATTTATTCTATCAGCATCAAAGTTAAACCTACTACATGATTCTTGTTCGTATAGTTTGTCCTTCATTAATGTTATTGGACACCTATAAAAATGTCCATCGTGAAATCCCCAGGTGCTATCCTTCATCCAGCAACTTGAAAATATTTCGTTTGCCTTTTCGTCTGACCATTTTTCAGTTGCCCACATTTTTTTGAAGTAACCTTGTTCTATGTTTACTTCCATACCTTTGGACTTAACATCTTTTTCATACCCCCTAAACTTATTGTATACCTCAGGGTCTGTAATATCATTACATTTTAAATGTGGATATTGTTTTAACTTTTCCTCTATCTTTCTAAACACTTTATCGTAGTTAATGTTTGTATTTTGATAAACACTAATATTTAAAATGTCTAATGCTTCCCAGAATTCATCTGGTTGGCTAACTAAGTTAAGACAGTTTGTAATAAGATTTGTTTTGTAAACAAGTCCACACTCCTTTGGATATTTCATAATTTCTATAATATCAGGGTGTGTTGTAGGTTCACCTCCACTTATTCTAACCACATCTAGTTTAAATAAGTCTTTCATTCTATCACAATCTTTTTTAAATTGTTCTAGATTAATAGCATGTTTACTTTTGAAATACGGACTTGCCATAGAACAGTTTTTACATTTTAGATTACAATCTAAAACGGGCCAGATTTCTAAGTAAGTTTTTTGTCTCATCAAATACCGGTTGGGCTAACCGTTTTCCAAACTATTTGGACTCCACGTCTTGTTAGTTCGTTTCTACATTTCATTTTTATTTTTGGTTTGCCATTAGACGAATTAATATATTCTATCAATTCTTCTTTAGGTGTTGACTTTATATAAAAATGAGTTTGTTTTACTTTACCTGAGTTTTTGTCTCTTATATCTTGGGAAGGTTTAAATTTTATTGGCATCACATTTCTCCATAATTTTCTATTATTTATATGCAGAAAAAACTTTTTAGCGTGGCTTTGGTATATCCTGTATTAGTTCCAAAGTTTCGTTTACTTCACCTGTAGTTAGATTTCCCAAAACATCATTAGTAATTGGGGTATCATAACAAAGTTCCCCTTCTTTTAAAACTGCTAACTCCCATAGGTCATCCTTACCGCCGTATGAAAAATCATGTTTTACTACTGAAGCACCATAACCATTTGGAAATTTGTAAACATATTGTTTACCGCCATTAACTTCATTTATTTCTGTGCAATACATTATAGTTTTTCTCCAACTTCAAATCCTCTAAATGTTTTAAAACGAGGAAATCTTAAACTGTAGGAACCATCTTGGTTTTGTGTAATTGCATCTGCTCTTACTTCAACCAACTGTCCTATTACTTTATCCTTAGCATCCCAGAATACATCTCTGTCGGTGTCGCTAAGCCCACTACCAACATTTACTTTGATAAACTGTCCATCATCTGTGCCTTCACAAATTAGTGCGCCGAGTCTACCCTCGTTTCTGCCTGTGCCTTCTTCGACTTCTGTTACTGTAAGAGTTACTTCAATAAAAGGTTTAATTTTTAACCAAGAATAACTTCGTTTACATTCATAAATTGAATCAACTGGCTTGACCATTAATCCTTCATAGCCTCTTTCCAAAGCCTCTTTATTCATATCTGAAAATTTTGCTTGTCCTTCAGGTGT